GTACCATCGGCTGTGCCCATTTCGGCACATCCTTCTTTTCTTCGTAATATTTCACTTCGTCCACAATCCTTTCCTTAAACGCTTCCCATGCCTTTCCATCACTGACAAAAGGTGCAGGACAGTTTTTCCCTGTAACATCAAAATGTCTGATAATGTTATCCACAGGAATGTTGTATCTTTTCAACAGCAGTCTGGATAACTGCGCTGCATTCTCCAAGGTTTTCTCCGAAAAATCATACTTTCCGTTCTTTCTGGTGTCGCACAGTTCAATAGATATGCTGTTTCTGTTCGTGCAGCTGCCGTATCGCTTGCCGCCACCCGTCTTGCTACAGGAAGGGTATTTCTTTCCACCGACGGAATATGCAACAGAATCATCCGGCACACTCTGTATAATGCCGTTGTCGTCCACAAAGTAATGTGCCGATGCCTCCACGATATGCGTCTTGAAATAATTCGCATTTCCCTTTGCGCTGTCTCCGTCGTTTCCGGTGTAGTGAATCACCAGATACTTAATATCCTTCGTTTTTCTTCTGTTGCCGTAATTCTTCCTCGCGGCTGTGTCCACCTTAATCTGAACCATTTGCCGCACCTTCTCCCTCCTTAACCATCCGGTAGATTGTCTTGTTCTTATTCAGCATTTCCCGCATGTCAATCAATGCCTTGTCCACCCAATAGGAAAAGGTCGCAAAGGAAATCCTTTTCGCAATCGCAGGAAACCGCTGCAAGAATAAATCATACACCTGCCGCAGCTTCAGCTGCCCTGTGCCGCTGCCCAGCTCCTTTTCCGCCTCTGTCACCGCCCAGAGCAGCCATTCCTTCACCTTTTCCCGCTGCTCCGCAGAAGGCATTTCCAAAAATCTCGCCGCCGCTGCCGCTGCCAATGCAGCCACAACCACAGCCGCAACCAGTAAGTACCAGTTTTCAATTATCATTTCTGCGTATCTCATTCTTTCTCTCCTTCCTCTCTCATTGCACTTTCGTAAACAATCCCGCCGCTCGTGTTCTCCTTCACGCTTTTCATCGTGTATCCCGTCTTGCTCACGCCCCACGCCGCCCAGGGCAGGCTCACCATGGCACTCAGCCATGGAAACGCTGCATCAAAGCTGTTGTGTACACAGTAAAATGCCAACCCCAGAACCCCTATCGTGTTGATCCAGAGCAGCTGCATTTCCTGTTTCATAATCACCTTGGAAAATTCCAGCCCCTTAGGATCTGCTCTTGCTTTTCTCTTTTTCATGCCATCCTCCCTTTTTATAAAAAATCATTGTCCGCCTGACATTTTCGGTAAAGCCCTTCAATGTAAGCATAGTCTGCTTCAATCTGCCCGTTCTTCATGCCGTAAAGCGAAAGAATCTTGTGATACTTGTCGTTCTGCGAAATGATGTGGCTAAATTCATCCTTCGTGTGCCGCTTCCCATTTCGACAGGTGTTCGCAAATTCAAGAATCTCCCAGCGGATACGGTCAATCTCATTTTCGTCAATCTTCTTTTCCACTGCGTCCAGTCTGCTGTTCATCGGCTCAAACATCCGCTTCCCAATCCATTTCAGCAAAAAGGAAATCGGATTGATTTTGATTTTCGATACCTCGAAAAATATAGAACCAACCGCAATCATAATCGCAACATATCCTGCCGTCTGCCCCATGCTTTCTCCCTCCTCCCGTTTTATCCATTATAAGAAAAAGGAGGATGCTCTGCACCCTCCCTAAATCCGTCAACCTTCCAGCGTCTCAGGCTTGCCGCCCAGCCGCAGAAATTCTGTTTTCGCTCTCTGCGCCTTCTGGTAATCGCCTTCCGCCTTCGCCGCCTGATATGCCTTCTTCAAGCGGCTTTTCATGCTGCTTTTGATGTTTCCTTCTTCCTTTCCGTTTGCCTCCATCCTGTCCCACATCCGACTGTAGTCGTTTATGTTCCCGCTCATGTAGGCGTTAAACATCATTTCATACCCCGCAGGGTCTTTGTCCGGCTCATTGTCCCAGTAATCGTTTGTAATGGGTTCAAAGGTTTCCCCCTCGTCGTCTCCTCCCTTCATTTTCTTGTAAACGCTTTCAATCACTTTCACCGCATAGCCCTTGCCGTAGCCCTTCGCCGTCAGGCTGTCTATGGCGTTCATGTATCCGCTGTAGTCGCCCGCTGCGTAAGCCTCTGCGCCTGCCGTTGTCTCCGGTTCTTCCTTTAACAGCTTCTTCTCCTTGCTTTCCAGCTTATTGTCAATCTTTTCATTGCTCACGCCCGCAGCAATCATTTCGTTGTAGATTCTGGTTGCCAGGTCGTCATTTCCGCTGAATTTTGCTTTCAGCATCCGCTCCGCGTAGTAGGAGGCGTTCTTTTCCGAACCGACATCCTTGCTCAGCTTTTTATAATTGAATTTCATTTCATCGTCCCCGATAATATGAAGTACTACCCAGTTTGTCAGAGCCTTCAAGTCTCTTTCCGCACTGCCAATGGGAACCCCTGTCATTTTGGAAATTGCCCCCGTGGTGTTCAGCAGCAGGGATGCCAAGGTATATTCACTTTCTCCCGCTGCAAACTGTTCCCATCGTTTGATGTTTTTCATAATATCATTCAGCCAGTCAAAGTCTGTTCTGTTAATATCATACCCCTGCAATAAGCTCCATCCGTCCCGCAGATAAGGAATCATCCCCATCGGGTTCAGGTTATCCGCAATGTTGTTGCTCAGCACCGCCATTATGTAGTCCTTCGGCGTTTCCGCTTCGCTGTAGTCCCCTGCAACTGCCCTTTTCCATTTCTCAAGGAAGGTATCATCGTCGTCATCGTCACGCATTGCATCTACCAAACCCGCCGCGCACGCCGTCGCTACACTGGATGCAATAATCGTCATGTAGCATCTGACAAATTTCCTGCGGTTCTCCGGCGTATTGTTCCGCACCAGCTCCACAAGTGCATTACTTGCCATGTTGAAGGTTTTTGTCGGTTCGCTCATGAAGGAGGTTGTCATTTGTGTGTACAGCCCCTTCTTCCGCATAATCTGGCTGCGGTGCAGCACGCTGTCTACTACTTGGCTTTCGTCTACAATCTCCCCGAATCTTTCTCCGGCAATCGTGTAGATTTCTTCCTGTGTCGCGCCCTTGTGCTTGTCCTTTGCCTCCAGTACGCAGGCGTTCCAAAGGCGGCTCCATGTCACTTCATCCGCCCAGCCTGCGCCTGCCATCAGCAGCTCCTTTGTTCTGGCAGCCTTCGTCGGCGCAATCATCTGTTCATACATCGTCTTGCCTGTGTCCATTTCGTAGTTGCCCCAGCTTTTCCAGAGCGCAATCGGGGCGTATTTGTAAATCGTTTCCTTGTCCGTTTTCTTGAATACCGCAGGGTTCAGCAGGTATTTCATGGAAAGAGAATTGCCCGCACGCAGATACGCTGTCGGCTGCTGTACGATAACACGCAGGTTCGCCCCTACGCTTGCCACCTTCATGTTTCTGACAAGCATTTTTGCAAAGTCGCTGTCATCCGAAAGCCCCGATGCCGTTACCAAGCGGTTCATCAGGGTTTTGATGTATTTCGCTCCGCCCTTCCCCATCGTTCTGTCCATTTCATTTCTTACCGTGTCCACCTTTCCCTTTTCTTTGCCCTTTTCCTGCTTTTTCTTGTAGTTCATGAATTTGTTGAAATCGCTTTCCGATGCCGCAAAGGCATTGTAATTGCTCATCTGGTCTACATGGTTCGCAAATACCTTGAAAATGTCCTGAATCATAACAGGGTTGTTCGCAAAGCGGTTGATGTTCTTCGTCATGCCGAGGCTTTTCAGCGAGGGCGCAATGTCATCTGTCTTTGTCACCAGCTGGTTCACAAAGTTTTTGTCGCTCACAATCGGGAAGTAATTCTTCGTTGTGAATTTCTCATAGCCAAATAACAGCATGGTTGTTTCGTTCCCCCAAGCCGCTACATCCTCAGATAGATATTTCTGAATTGCCTCTGCCGCTTTTTTCTGCTCCTCCGTCAGCGTGTCCAGAATGGCTTGAATATCTGCCGCCGTCGGCTCTACTACCTTTGCTTTCTCTATCTTTGCTTTCTTCCCCTTCTGGGTGTGGCTGATTGGCTCTGCCTTAAAGCCGCCGCCTCTGATGTCAAGAATCCCGTTCTCCGTCGGAATCTGTGTCCCGATGATGTGCTGTCTGCCTTGGTCTCTTTTCATCAGGCAGTAAAAACTCATCCTCTGCGGAACTGTCAGCTGCACCTTCGTTCCGTCAATTTCAAATTCCTGCGCCGCCTCCTCTGTCCATTTCCGCACTGTTTTCGGGTCTACCAGCTCATTGATGAAGTCCATTGCCTCTCTCCAGTGGTTTATCTTCTTATCCAGACCCTTTCGCAGCCCCTTCCAGAGTTCGCCGTAAACGTCTCCGCCAATGCGCTTGAAAAAGCTGTTTGCATCCAGCATTTCCAGTCCAAGGAAATCATGCATCTGCCGAATTATGCCCGTTTCTCTGGCATCCTTCTTCTTTTTGGATTTTTTGATAAACCCTTCCGAAACCTCAATCACGCTTTTCTCTCTCTGGCTTGTGTGCAGCTTGTTCGCATCTGTGCAGGCTTTCTTCACCGAAGCCATCAGGTTGCGGAAATATTTCATGTCCGCCCCGTTCATCGTGTCCAGATTTGCCCCTTCGGGGTATTTCTGGATGAATCTGTCCAGAATGTTAATCACCTGATCGTCCTGTTCCACATAAAGGTAAAGCCCCTCCTGGTCGCCGTAAAGCTCCTGCAATGCCCCCTTCATGGTAACAAAGCTCTGCAAGGGAATCCTGAGGTCTGGTTTCTCTGTTTCAATCAGTCCCAGTATCGTCCCAATCGTTTCCTTGAATTTTTTCGGAATGTGCTTGCTGTCTGTGGGTGATTTCATCCATTCCGCCAAAGCCTTTGCATCCTTTACCGCCAATCTCCGCAGCCGCCAGTATTCGTTTCGGTCAATCCTCTTTTCGTATTTTTCCTTCACTGCCGCAATCCGCGCCTCCGCATTGGTGGCGTATTTCTCCTGTAAAAGTTTCTTTTCGTATTTTGCCTTTTCTCTCGCCATCCGCAGTGCCTTTTTGTCTTTCTCTCGCAGCGTTTGCAGTTTTTCTCTTTTTTCTCCTGTAAATTCTGCCGTTCCCAGTGTAGCATCCGTCATCATTCCCAGTAGTTCGTAGGCCTCCGCTGCGGCATATTCCTCCATGTTTTCCCCGTAAGAGTTGGTTGCAACAGGAGCAAGGCTTTCTCTCACAGCAATAATATCCATCAACAATTCCCCTTGGCTGGTTCCCTGATCCATGTGGAATAGTTCCGGATATTCCTCCGCCAGTTCCATGTAAGCAATGTCTATCCTTTCCCCGCCTTTTTGAGAGAGCTTCACTCTGCCGAAGTTTTCCCGTCGCAAGTCATTATAGTCCAACCCCATCGCCTCCAATTCCGCTCTGGTTGCCTCATTGATGTAAAGTGTACCCTTCCAAAGCTGCTTCCTCAAAGAAGCATATTCATTGTAAAGCGTCTTGTCCATTTCTCCGGTTTTCTCTAAGGCATCCTCTGCTAACATCGTGCAGGCTGTCAGAATGTTGCTGTAATCCTCGTCATTCTCCATATTTGCAGCATATTGGCAAAGCCCTGTAAAACGATCAACAAATGCGTTCTTATCGTAAGTACTCCCCACTTTTTTTAGCCAGCCCTTTGCAGCCTTTTCTGCCGCCTTCCTGTCCTTTAGGTATTTTTTTGTGAGGTTAAATTCCTCTAATAGCCCCTCATAGGCTGTTTTTCGATGCTCATTTTCCGCAGCGTTCGCCTCAACATCCTTTTTCCGAATGGAAAACTTCACATCATTATGCTTTCCTTTGACTTTCGGCAGCAAGTCCTCTATACTGGTCTCAGAACCATGCTCGGTTATACCTGACGGCGATTGGAGCCCGAAGCTCTTTAACTCTGCATCGGTTCTTTTTGTAACATTCCTGTTATTGTTTTCTACCGCCTTCTGTGCTACACTTTGGTTAATAACATCGGTGTTCACCCCACCTTGAAGCGTAGTCATTCCGTTATTACGGTTGTCGGCAGGCGCAAGGGGCGAAGCCGGTGTTGTTTTTTTGTTTCCCTTCAAATCTGCACTGGTTCTTTTTGTAATATTCCTGTTATTGTTTTTTCCCTCCTCCTGTGCTACACTGTTTTTAGAAACAGGAGCAGCGCTTTCTGTCGGAATTTCCTTTTGGGAATGAACGGCTGTCTGCTCCTGTTTTTTTTCATTGATAAAAGCAGATTTAAGGTAAAGAATATCATACAGAACCATTTCCGAGTTACCCTTCGTTCCAACAACCACATCTGCCGAATATCCTCTTTCGCCAATGCGAATCAGCGCATCCGCCCTCGCAAATTCAACAATGCTGTCCTTTCTTGGATGATGCAATCCCTCACCTCTCCAGTTCTGTGCAGCATATAAAATTTCATCTGCATTATTTGCGAACCGCAGCTTGTCAGCATATTCAGCAGGAGAATTGATTTTTAACCACCTTGCATATTTGGAATTGGTCATTTCCGAAGCAGTCTGTCTCCCATTCACATGAATATATTCATTTCTAATCTGAATCCCATTCGGATATTTCTTTTTCAATGTTTCCTTTACTTTTTTTGTCCACTCCTTCTGCGGAACACCATCCAGTATATCTTTCTCTATGGCTACAAACGGTTTATTTTCTTCACTGTATTTGATTGCATATTTTCCTTTTCCCGTCTGCTCTGCCGTGCCTTCTTCTTCCATCCTTCCGGTATCCGCCAGCACCTCCGCAAATTTCTTCCGCAGCTGTTTGATGTTCTCCAAATCCTTACCCAAATCCTCGGCAAATTCTTTGTAGGTGTTGTCCTCAAACAATGCCTTGATGGTTTCCCCCATCTTTTCCAGAAACTCCTTAATTTTATCAAAAAGCGTTTTATCCTTTCTGTGCAGTTCTGTCAGAAATTCTTTCAGGTCTGCTTCATTTTCAACAATCTTCTGGAACCCATCCGCCACCATTTCCTCCATGATGTCCGCCATCCGGGTATCCTCGCCGTAAACCTCGCCATATTCTTCCTCGTATTCCGCCATGCGCTTTTCCATGTCAACGCCGCTTTTGTTCGCCAGCTTGAATACCAGCTCACGCATTGCATCATATCCCGCAGGGTTCGCCTTTCGGATGTAGTGTATCATTTCGTGGTTCATCGTCCCCATAAAACTGTCCGATTTCAGCGCAAGTGTAATCACGCCGTCCTCGTAATATCCGTTAGCAGTATGTTTCTTTCCGTCCTGCTCAATGGAAATCTCATCCACCAGTCGAATCTCCGCACCACCAATGTCAGCATAGAGTTTCGCAATCGCCAACTGCCCTCCTGTTGCCTTCACATCCTCGCCGACAATCAGCCCACGCTTTCCCGTCAGCTTGTTTGTCCCACGGATGGCGTTTGCAATCTCCGTCTTTCTGTCCTCTGCCCCTGCCATGTATGCCTCATTCAGCATCAGCTTGTCCGCCGCCGCTGTGTATGCCGTCGGCTGAATTTCATCCTCCGTAATGCCTGCAATCCCCGCACGGTAATAGGTGTTAAATGCCGCCGTATGGTCGAGGTTGCCTGTCTCCGCCGCCTTTCTCAGATATACCTCCTGCCCCTTTGCGCCGTAGTATTTTCCGCTGTATTCCTGCAAATCCTTTGTATAGCTTTCCGCCGCCTGCGCCTCTGGGAAAACAGTCCTTTCCGCCGTCGACTGTTCTGCCGTCTGCTGTCCCATTTTCTGTACTTCCGCCATTGGCTGTGTTGTTGTCTGTTCTTCCGCTACAGGGGCGGTCTGTTCCGTCACGGGCATAGTCTGTTCCGCCGCAGGCATATTCTGTTCCGCAGAAGGCATATTCTGTTCCGTTTGCAAGGTCTGTTCTTCCTCTGCCAAAGGCTGCTCCGCCTCTGTCGTTCCTTCTCCCAGTACGTTTCTTCCGGCAAGCCTGCTCCCTCCGGCTACGCCGCCCGCAATCATGCCGCCGCTCAGTGCGCCAACCCCCGCGCTGTAGCCAATCTGTCCTGCCGCACCTTTCAGTGCCGCTGCCGTTGCCTCTCCTTCTGTTTTTCCTGCCGCCTTCGCTGCCATGTAGATTTCCGCCATCTGGCTTCTGTCCCCCATGATTAACGCATCCGCAATCTGGTTTGCCGCTTCGGATGTGCCTTCTTCCAAGCCCTCAGAACCCATGCTTTTCAGAATCTCCGCCGCCAGTTTTCCCTTGCCGCCTGCAACCTTCGCCAGTTTCCCCAGTTTGAATAAGCGTTCAAATCCTAATTTTTCCGTAATGACTTCCGCCGCCGCGCCAATCGTGCCGTATGCAACCGCTTCTTCCGTGGTAGCCCCTCGTTCCGCTGCATCCTTCGCATTGCCGCTAAACGCACTTGCGCCGTACATGGCACTGCTCCCTGCGCCTAATGCCTGTCCGCCCAGTCCCAATGCCCCCAGCGTTGCCACCTGAGAACCCCAGTCGAAGGCACCCAATGCCGCTTCCTTGAGCCACTTTTTCGCGCCCCTGCTTTCTCCCAGAAAACCTTCCGTCTGTCCCTGTCTGATTTGTTCTCCCAAGAAAAGAGGATTGTTCGGGTCGATGGCTTCTCCTTTCGCATCCTGCACTAAGCTGTATGCTGTCGCCAGAGGGCTTGTCAGCGCACCCATGTAGCGTGCATATAAGCCGCCCATGGTGCTGTCCTCCGCCAGTTTCTTTGCATCCGCTGTCCGCTGCTCTGCCGCCCTTTTGTTTACGTCCATTTCAATGGATTTCAGGTAGTCCGCCGCCTCTTTGCTCTTTCCTGCCTGTTTGTAATGGGAATAAACCGCCTTTTCCCTTGCCGTCATTTTGCTGAATCGTGTAGAAAAATCTGCCGCTGAAATGGTAGGGTTGATTGTCCCGCCCTGCTTCGGTGTCCCAAAAATCAATTCATTGATGTTTTTTGTCGCCTTTGCGCTTGCCGGCACTGCCGCATTGTATTTTCCCGCAGTTCTTCTGTTTTTCGCCAGTGTTTCCTCATAGGTCGTTGTTTTCCGCTCCCCAAGGTTTCTGTTTTCCTTTACCTTCGCATCCGTGCTGATAATGGGGTTTACCGTTCCCCCTGCAACCTTTGTCTCCTGCCATTTTTTATACATGGCTTCCTTTGCAGGCTCGCTTCCTTTCAGCAGTTTTTCTCTGTCGCTCTGCTTTTTCCCAGCCTTTTTCCCGAAATTCTTCACTTCATCATACGATAACATTTCCGTTCCCCCTTCGCCTTATCTCAGCAGACCCTTCGTAGAATTGCTTTTCAGTCTCCCTGCGTCAATCTGCTGTTTCAGCTTGTTGTATTCCGCCTCCGAAACCTTCCCTTTCTGTATCAGTTGGCTTGCAAGCGTATTAAACATAGTCGAATTTCCATGCAGTCTGTAAAGCGCTAACAGCTGGTTATACCCATTTGCACCTGTTGTGCTGCCGCTGTCTCCATCCACTGTGGGCTTGCCGGTTGATTCTGTCTTTGTTCTTGTTTTTGTCTTAGATTTGCTCTTGCTGCCGCCGCTGCTGCTTCTGCCGCCGCTGCTGCCGCCGCTTGTCCTTCCTGCCATTGCCAGCTGCTTCTGCTGCAACATGAGTGCCGCCTGCGCCTTTTCCATGTCCTGCATATATTTCAGATAGCTGATGTCAAAGCCCAGCTCCTTCAGTTTGCTGTAGTCCCCCGTCGAAAGCGCATTTTCAATCGCCTGCTGTTGCTGCTGGAATTTCCATTGCTCCTCCGTCAGCCCGTAATTTCTGTCGCTCTCAAAAAGGCTGCGGTCAAATTCGTTTTCATGATTATTCTGATCCATTGCCGCCTGCATGGATCCAAAAGCAAAGTTTCTGTCTGTGTTGTATTGTCCCAGTGCATCCATGTATTGTCCGTAAAGCCTGTTTTCCTCTGTCTGGTACGCCCCCAGCTGGTTGTATTTGTCCGCCAGCTCGTCTGTGTATCTGCCGTAAGCCATCTGCTCCAGCTGTGGCACTCTGTCATTCAGCCCCGCAAGGTAATTGTCATAGCCCTGCTGTGCCGCAATCGCGCCGTATGTACTGCCGTATCCGCCCGTCAGTGCCGCTGTCTGTGCCGCCGTGTCCTTCATGGCACGCTTCCCCTCTCGGATGTATTGGTCTCTGTATTGCTGATACATCTGGTCTTCGTTCATGTCATAGCTAAAGCCCTTTCGGTTGCTGATGTCTGAAAGAAGCCCCTGTATCTCCGCTTCATATCTCGGTGTCCATGTGGGCGCAGGGTTTTTGTAGGCTTCGTTGAATTTGTTGAAAAGCGCATCCACATTGCTGTTCTCCGCCGCCTTGTTCGGCTTCACGTATGTCGGGCTGTATTGCCCCTTCATGCCGTCCCCGCCGCCGCTGTAACTCCCGTAAGCCTTTCTGATGTTTTCCGCCCTGTTGTGCGCCGCCGTTTTCTCCTCCTGCGTTGTTGCGTTCGCCCAGTTCTGCCGCTCCTTCAAAATCGTTTCCAGCGCGCCGGGGTTGTTCCGCCCCAGTGCCATGTCCGCATTGCCTATTTTGTTGCTCCCGTATAATTCCATCAGTTCCTCAAATGATTTTGCCATTTTTCTTCTCCTCCTTTTTTTCCTTTTTCTTAGATTTTACCTATATTCTTCCTTTCTTTCCCCCACCCGCTTTTCCCCACTAAAAAAGGACACCTTTCAGTGTCCTTCCAGCTCCGCCACTCTCTTTTCCAGTTCGTCTATCCTCTGCATCATCTTCTGTATCATGTGTGTGTTCAGCGCAGCAAATTCCTGATACCGCAGCGCATAGCCGTAATCTGTGATAGGTGAGCTTTCGTCCTCCTCTCCGTTCGGCAGCTCCCTCTCATGAATCGGGCTTTTGATGAACCCCGCAAAATCCATGCTCGTAAGCCCTGCCGCTTCCAGAGCTTCCTCCACGTCCTGCGCAATAAATCCAACATGGAATCTCCCGCTCCGCCCGTTGTTCATCCGGTATCTCGTCGGTCTCAAAAGGGAAAAGAATCTCTCGTAGCCCTCCATATCGTAGTCAATGCTGTTTTTCTTCCGCCTGTCAGAGGTGTTAATCTCCCCCGTGTCCGCAAAAACCGTATCCCAGTGATACTTGCTTGTCCCAAGGCTGGCCCCGCCGCTCGTCATGCAGTAAAGGTTCGTTGCCGCGCGGAAATCGTAGTCCCCCGCAAGTGTCACGCCATTGCTTGTGCAGTATACCGCATATTCCTCTCCGTAGGTCATGCGAACCCCCTTGCCCGTCGCAATGAAGTAGTTGTCGCTGTTGCTGCCGTACATCTTCGCGCCCGTGGTCGTGGTTTTCCCGTCATTGCCGCTGGCACATTCAAAGCCGCCGTAGCTGCTCCCAAGGGTAACGCTGTCTGCGTCAATCGTCCCTGTGGTGATGTTTCCGCCGTTGATTGCCGTCCGCCCTTTTCGTTCCAGGTCGTTGAAGGTAACAAAACCCGTAATGTCTACCTCCGCCGCTACCAGCTTTGCCATCCGGCTTGTCAGCTCAAAGTTAGAAGCACTTGTCCCGCTTCGCACAATCCAGTTAATCTTGTCCGCCGTCTGCTCCACATCGGAAATATCGCCCTCGGCGTTGCTGATTCTTGTCGCCAGCCTGTCCGCCGTCTGCTGCACTAAGGATATGTTCCCCTTGTTGTCCGCAACGATTGTAGAAATCTCGCTCAAGGTTTGCCGCAGCATGGAGAAATTCCCCTCGCTGTCCTTGATTACATTTTGGATGTCCTTCCCGTATTGGAAGAAAAGTGCCTTCGCATCCTCCGAAAGGTTCTCCTCAATGTCAATATTCTGAAACATATACCGCAGCTTTTCATCCAGAAGGGCTAAGTAGTTTAAAATCTGCCGCCGCTCCTTCTCGCTGTCCAGCTTCCCCTCCGTAATCGTCGGAAGCTGTATTCCACCGTAGTTTCCCATCCGCATTACCTCCGCTCATTGCTCCCCGTCGCGATGTATAACGTCATATCGTGGATTGCCGCCGCCCCGTAGCCGCTGAACCGCAGCCGAAAATGGTCGCATCTGGCAGGAATCAGCGGCACATTGATGATGCCCTTCCTCCCGCTCCCTATGCTTTTCAGCCGCTGCCATGCATCCCTGCTGTCATAATCAATCCAAACCTCTAAAGCCGCTCCGCTTTCCACCTCGCATCTGAGTGAAACCCTGCTGATAAATTTGCTGTCCGCCGTCTGGTAGGTGAAGTCCGTTGTCTCTGCATACCAGTCAATCACATCCGTATCCTTCCCGCTGATGGTCTTGATGGCGTTCCCGTCCAAGTAATACAGGGTGCTCCCGTCCTTCGTGAAAAATCGCGCCTCGGTGCTGTCCTCTCTGTGCCAAAGCCCCTTCGCCGTATCGTATACAAAAAGATGGGAAACCCCGTCCTTCTTCATGGAAATGTAATATTTGTTTTCCGCCGTTCCTGCCCATGCCGCCTCGTAGCCGCTCCCCAGTGCCGCCCCAACCTCGTAGGGCATACTTCCCTGAAAGCTCATAATGCCACTGTCCGCCTTGTAGAAAAGCACCTCGTTCACAATCTGTAGGCTGCGGCTGCTGCCTCTCTCTACACCTCGCAGCTGCCCCTCCACAATCTGAAAATTGCTCGGCTTGCTCCCGTATACCTTGTGTACGCTGTTCTCCTTGAAAAATAGCACATATCCCAAATAAGTGATTGCACCCGTAAAGTCTCCGTCATTCGCAATCGTCGCTGCGTAGCTGTCCGCTGCCGTCCCCTCAAAGCAGTAAAAATTTTTAAAATCCCCGATTTTCGAGGCGTAAATCTCATGCTCTTTCGAGGAACAGCCCCAAAGCCTGTTCTCCGCCACCGTCAGAAAATCCATATCCGGCAGCTTTCGCTCTATCGTCAGTGCCGCCTCTTGGCTGCCGTCCTTCTCGATTGCCGCAATAATCTTTATCCAGCCCTCCCCGATGTCCTGTATCACATGGGTGCCGTTCAGTGCGTCCTCCCTGCATCCGCTGATTTCCACGCCGTCGCCCTTTGCAAAGCCTTCGTTGATTCCTGCACTGCTGATTTGTATGTATACCTGTCCTTCGCCGTCCTGCTCCGTCTCCGTCAGGTAGGTTTGCTTCCAGCTTGCCGCCTGCACGGTCACTCGATTCTCTATCTCTCCAAAGCTGCCGTCCGCTGTGTTGTAATATTTCTTGTCAGGGAAAATCAGTACATAAGCCCCCATCGAAATCAGCTGCTTTTCGCTGTCCGCAACCTCTCCGATCTTCTCCCCGCCATAAAATACCGCCGTCCCGTCCACCCAGAGCAGCTTTTCTCTTGCCATTAGTCCGTTTGCCTTCCCAATCTCCTGCACCGTCCCTCTCGCCCTTCTGGGGGCTAAGAGGGGGAATCTCTCCCCCGTCATGTTCTCCATGTCGGCAAATTCGCCCTTGCCTGCCTGCTCTGTGCAGTTGTAGCCCTTGAAGGAAATCAGAATGTCCTCCGTCGGTCTTGTCCCGCTCAGTCTCGGTAATTTCATCACCGCCACCTCCTTGGAATCATCCCCGTAAGGTTTGTTTGCTTTGGCTTGTGCCGCTCCCTGTAGTATGCTGCATAGTCCTCCCATGCCTGATTGTAAAGCACCATCGTATCATTGTATCTGCCGCTGTCGCCGTTGTAAAAATCAATCATAGCCGCCAGATAATAGAGGTATACATCTGTAAAAGGAACGGGAACCATAAGCTCCCGCTCCTCCTCTCCTTCTCGGAAGGGAAGAAATTCTTTGTCAAATCCCTCCGCCTGCTCCAGAATGTCCGCGTAAATCCGCCCTTCGATGGTGTTCAGCATGGCAATCTTCTCTCCGTCTGTGTAGGCGTTCGGGCGTATCGTGTCCACCCTCGCCAGCACCTCCCGTATCGTCATGCGTCTGTCTCCTTTCATCCCATCATGCCGACCAACTCCTGATACTGCTCCTCCGTAATGCGGTTCGCCAGAAGGAACACATCCAGCTTTTTCAGCATGTCCTCCTTTTCGTAAGCACCCTTTTCAATCAGCTTTTTGATTCTTGCATATGTCATGTTTTTCCTCTCCTCTCAAATATCCATGTCTTGCAGACATACCAGATAATCTACATTGACCGCTGTCTCTGTCGCCTGCAAGGTTGCCTGTTCCATTTCTGCTCGCAGCTGGGTGATTACAGTTTCTGTTTTTTTCCTCTCTTCCTGTGTCCCCAGAAGGATGTCCTGTGTCCTTTTCTGCGCCTCTGCCTCTCGCTGCTGTAAATCCGAGAAAAGGCGTTTCCGCCCTTCCTCGCTTTTTCTCAGTTCCTCCTGTATCTCGCCCAAAAGTCCGATGTTCTTCTTCATAGCACGCCCTCCTTATCAGGGATTCGTAATATCAAAGTAATCGATATAATCGTCAGAATCCGTATCGTTTTTCATGTAAGTTGCATATTTCGGATACTTCTTGAAAAACGCATATTTTGCTACATAACTGCCCCAGTCAGGCTTGCTGCCATCTGATAACGTCGCATAGCCATACTTGGAAGTGTTGAAAGCATTGCTTGCGGAAATTTCAAGAATAATGAATTTCCCTGTTTTCGATGCACTGCCGCCGCTCATCCGTTTCTTTCTTGCATACAGCGCATCCAATGCCGTTGTAGAGGCAGCGACTGCGTTCATGGCTGTGCTGCTCGCAGCGACTGCGTTCATGGCTGTGCTGCTCGCAGCGACTGCGTTCATGGCTGTCGCATCTGCGGCTACTCCAGCCATGCTGGAGTAGCCAGCAGATGCAAGGTTAGCAAAGCCAACCACCAATTTCGCAATACACATTGTGTTGTTCTGCATATATTTTCCGTAGTAGCTCGAACCCGTCAACGCCTTCCTTGCAGTAGCACTATCTGCCAGTACGGACATTGCTGTCTCGCTGGCAGCCAGTACGGACATTGCTGTCGAATTTTCCACCATTTCCGCACAGCTGGAAATGGTGGAAAATTCGTTGCTGTTCGCTAAAGCTACCGCCGCTTTGGCGATTGCCATGTCGTTTTCCTTTACGGTGCTGTCCCAATGCTTGCTTGCCGCAAATGCGCGCAGTGCCGTTTTCACGGAACAAATGGAGTTCATCGCCATCTCAGAGCCTGATACTGCTGCCATGGCGGTTTCACTGTTGCTGACTGCTGCCATGGCGGTTTCACTGTTGCTGACTGCTGCCATGGCGGTTTCACTGTTGCTGACTGCTGCCATGGCGGCGCTGCTCTGCGCCAGTTGTCCAGCCGTCTCAATCCCTGCATACAGTCCTTGTGCCGCCTGTTCTGCCGTATCGCAGAGCAGCGCCATCCAGTTTGATAAACTGTACGACCCCGTAGGGGCGGCTTTTGTAAGAACATATTCTAACGCATCCCCGTTAACCTTCTGGTCGTTTGCCGCGTAAGCATGCGTGCACATCTTGTGCCACAGCTCCGGCGTATGAAATACAAAGCTGTATTCTCCGTGCAGCTTATAATCATTCAAAAGCTGTGCGGGAATAATTTTCTCGTCCAGCGTGTCCTGCCTCGCAATAAAAATCGGATTGCTCATGCCTCAGCCTCCTTTACATAATATAAACCACCGTTTGCCACCCCAAGCCGATATTTCTCCCCGGTCACATCGTCCACAAGCGCGCCTGCCTTCACAGCCGCCGCCAGTGCCGCAGAAAAGTCACTCTCTGTCCCCGTGTAGCCGCCTTCCTTCGCCGTTTCGTATGCGCTTTTGCCGTCTGCTCCCTTGGGGCCTGCTGTGCCTGTGTCCCCTTTTGCTCCTTTTAGTGCCGCCAGCTGCTCCGGCGTAAAGTCCTCGTAGGTAAAGGCATCTCCCTTCGCCCCGTCAAAATAATCTATATTCTTCCGCGGCGTGTATCCATCCTGCCCTCTTTCTCCCTTGAGTGCTGTAAGCTGTGCCTCTGTGAAGTCGTCATAGGTGAATGGATCTCCTTTTTCCCCTTTTGCTCCGTCAAAGTAATCTACGTTCTTCTGCGGCGTGTATCCATCCTGCCCTCTTTCTCCCTTGAGTGCCGCCAGCTGCTCCTTTGTAAAGTCCGCATAGGTGAATGGATCTCCTTTTTCCCCTTTCGCCCCCTGCAAAGGCCCGTGGTTGTTCCAGCTCTGCGCCTTCCCGTCGTAGATGTAAATGTCGTAAGGCTGTGCCGCGCCCACGCCGTATGCGTCTCCGGCATCGGGGCTTGTTATTGCCTGCCGCAGCTCTGCCTCTGTCGCAAAGTTCCCCAGAATCGTCAAGCCCTTGCCCGTTTCGCCCTTCTCCCCTCTGAGTGCCGCCAGCTGTGCCGGCGTAAAGTCCTCGTAGGTAAATGGATCTCCCTTCGCCCCGTCAAAATAATCTATATTCTTCTGCGGCGTGTAGCCATCCTGCCCTCTTTCTCCTTTTTCTCCTTTCAGCTTTGCCAGCTGTTCCGGTGTGAAGTCCTTGTAGGTAAATGCATCCCCTTTTGCTCCTTTGAGTGCCGCCAGCTGCTCCGGTGTAAAGTCCTCGTAGGTAAATGGATCTCCCTTCGCCCCGTCAAAATAATCTATATTCTTCTGCGGCGTGTAGCCATCCTGTCCTCTTTCTCCTCTTGCCCCTTTCAGTGCCGCTAACTGCTCCTCGGTAAAGTCGCTGTAGGTAAACGCATCCCCTTTTTCGCCTTTCAGCCCTGCCAGCTGCTCCTCTGTGAAATCCTCGTATGTAAACGCATCCCCCTTATCGCCTTTGGCATTTCGGGCAATCTCCGCCGCCTCCTGCGCCTCCTGTATGGCTGCCACTGTGTCTGTCTGCCGCTTTTCCTCTGCTTTTTCTCTTGCCGCTTCGCTTTCCAGCACCTTGGAAACAGAAGCCTCCATCTGCTTCAGCTCGCTCAAATCGCCCTTCCAGTCTCCGTCGGTGTCAATCGCGCCTTCCACAAAAACAGGTGCTTTCGCCGTTGTCCAGTTCAGCACGCCGTCCGCGTCATTTCCTCGCACGGCAATGAAAACTGTCCCGTTCTCTCTGAAAATCCCCGCATCCACCTCAAGAAATAATGCAATGCTTTCCTCCTGCACCGTCTTGATTAAAAGCAGGGTGTCCTTCTTCCCGCTCTTGTATTCCACATCCAGCCGAAAGGTCAGCGGCGAAAGGTCTATCCTGTCCGCCTCGTATCGTTTCATCATGAAGGTGCGGCTCACTGTTCGCGTGTCCCCTGCAATAAAGGTCTGTTCCTCGTTCGGAAAAAGCATTTCCTTCCCGATAATCGAAATCATTTCTTCTCCCTCCTTCCAAAAATGGTAGGGACATTCCTGCCCCTACCATCCTCTTTTACAGAAACTGACCTGTGCCATCTTCCGCTTTCTTCTGCATTTCCTCCATCATTCTGTAGGTTGCCGCCTTCTGGTTTTCGCTGTTTTTCAGCACCTCTGCCACAAAGCGGGGCACTTCAACCTCTTTCCCGCGCTGAATCAGGTATTTGTAACCGTTCACGCTTACGAATACATCGTCATCACCGTTTCCGGTAATTGGCAGGCGGATTGTCTCCTTTTCCGCCTTTGCCGCTTCCATTACCTCCTGCATCCGCTTTTCCATCTGTACCTGCTTCTGTCCGGCTGTCAGTTCCGCCTCTTTTTCTTCGGTCTTGCCTTCTTCTTTTCTTTCCGCCGCCAGCAGCTCCGCATCAATCCTTGCCGCCTCCGCCGCGTCTCTTTCGGCTTTCAGCCTTGCATTTTCCTCCAGCAGCTTCTGCATTTCCTCCTGTGTAGGCATTGTGCTTTCCGCTGTCTGTTCCGCCGTGGTTTCTTTTTTTGTAGCCATAGGGTTGTCCTCCTTTTCTTAGTTCGCCGCCGCCGCGCTGAAGCTGGAGCTGCTTTCGATTCTTACCATGAATTCATCAGAAAGGATTTCCGCCGTCTTGATTGCCTTCCAGCCTGCGGATGCTCTCTGGTTCAGAGGGTCTGCCGTGCCGCCGCTGCCCAGCTGTTTTACAATCGTCTGCAAGCCGCCGCCTTCTACCTCTGTCACGCCGTAAGCATTTTTCCCGATTACCAGTGTAGAGAATACGGAAACGTCACCGCCTGCGGTCTCCTTGTCCCAGATTTTTGCCTCTGTCGATTCCACAAAGCGCACATTGCCGATGCGCCCCAGCTCGCCTTCGTACATGCTTTCGGCATTGGTGTATTTGTTCCATTCCTCCCATTTTTCATCCTGCATCAGGTCATACGCAACATAAGGATGCACAATAGCCACATAGCTCTTGTCAAAAGGCACTGTGTTTGCGCCCTTCAAAATTGCCGCCGCCTTCATAATCAGCTGCAGGCTCATCAGGCTTGTTGCCTTGATGCCTGCTCTTGTGGTTACGGGTGTTGCCCCTGCAGGCGCATACAATACGTTTGTCCCGCCGTTGATAACCTCTCTCGTGATGGTGTCCAGCGTTCTGCCGCTCTGGTCGCCCAAAAGCACCACTGCCTCTGTCAGGTTGTTATCAATCGCCGTCAGCAGCAATACGTCGGAAAGCGAAATCCAGTCGCCGTACTGCTTCACCTTCGCCGTTACCGTTGTAACGCTCATCTTATTCGGGTCGGGTGTCACGCCCTCTGTCAGCGCAGTCAGTGCCTTCGGCAGTGTCTTGTAGCGTCTGAATTCAATCTCCTTACCGCCGTTTTTGGGGATAGGTCTTTTCTGCCCAAATTGGTCGTGTACCAGGTTCGGCTTTGCGTTGTCCAGAAGCACGCCGTCATAGAAAATTTTCATTTCCGCCGACAGCGTCTCTGTCGTTGTTGTCATTACGTCAAACAGACGCAGATTCATTCTCTGTTTTCTCATTTCTTCTGTCCTCCTTCTTTCAGAACCAATCAGGAGAATGTGATTTTCTCGTCAGGGTTTCTTCTCGCTCTCTCAATCAGTTCATTTCTCTGCTGTTTTGTTAATTTTGTTACGTCAATCGGTTTCTCTCTTGCCCCGCTGCTGCCGCTCGCGCCGTTCTCTGCCGGTCTTGCGCCGCGTGCGCGGATGCTGTCCAGAACCTTTCTCTCTGTTGTTGCTGCCGTGTGCTGCAGCGCGCCGCCCATCAGGTCGTCAAAGTGAACTGCCTGATAAGCCGTCCCTACACTGATACCATGATCCAGCATCCGTACAAATTCGGGATTGTCAAATTCTGTCGCAAGGTCAAGCTCAGGGAATTTCCCTTTCAGCTGCTCCGCCTCCTGCGTCCATGCGGCAAATTTCTGTTCAAATTCCTGCCGCTGTCTGTTCTGTGCAATCTGCTCCTGAAATGCTTTGTTCTCCCGTTCCATTTTTTTGAACTGCGCCAGCTGCTCCACGGTCATGCCCTTTTCCAGAGCCTCCGCCTCAAGGTACTGCCTGTCGCCCTCCAGTGCCGCTTTCAGTGCCGTAAAATCCTTGCCGTCAAGGTTGTATCTTTCGCCCACCATTGCCAGCAGTCCCTCTGCATCCTTCAGCTTGCTTTCCGTCTGCTTGCTGTTTTTCAGCCTCCCCTGCACAATCTTCTGCACCCTTGCGTCAAAGGCATCCTTGTATTCGCCCTTCACCATCGTGTCAAATTCTGCGTTGAAGTCCCTGCTTTCGCCGCCCGCTGCGCCTGTCTCCGCTCCGGTCGTGGTCGCGCCTGCCGCTGCAGTGCCCGCCGTTCCTCCTTCGCCGTCAAATAAGCGCAAATTCATTTCGTAGTGTTTCATGGTATCCTCCTTCTGCCGTCTTTCCGGCGTGTCATCCTTGTTTTCTCTCGTCTCTCCGAGGTGCCTATCGTCATTGTAATATAAAAAATAATTTATTTCCCCCACCCGCAATCGGGCATCCTCTCTCCCGTCAGCCGCTCCATCCTCACGCAGTCGGCGTATTCCTCTGCAATCAGTTTCAAGCCGCATAAAATCCCGTGAAAAAGCGTCTCAGCCTCTTTTCTGTTGTTCCTCTCCTTGTAGGCGATTACTGCCATCATCCCGTCGCTGTGCCTTTCTTCCGCTGCTGCATGGCATACGCTGTCCATCGCCGCATAAAGCGTCTGCATCAGTGCTGAAATAGCCGCACAAACAATGTCATTCCCCGGGTTGTATCCTGCGTGTCCCTCCGCCCGAATATAGCAGATGTCCGCCGTCTCCGCCCATCTAATCTCTGTCATGTGCCTTCCCCCTTTAATTTACCGCTGTCCGCTCTCTTGTCGTTGTCTTTGCCCGTTCCGCAATCGTGTTGCCCTTTGCGCTCCGGTAGGCATTGCCTAACGCATCCGTACTGCCTCCGCCCGTGGTCGGCGGCATTTCCTCTCCTGCCGCTTCGCCGCTTACGGCTCCTATCATGTCTCTGCCTGTCAGCTCTGTAATCACCTGCGCCATCTGCTGTATCTGCGTCTGCATCTGCTGTATCTGCTGTAGCATTGCCCCGTTCTGGCTCACCTTCCGTATGATTTCCTCCCGCCCCTCAAAGTCCATCATCTCTAAGCAAATCAGGGCTTGGTCTGTCAGCTGCGGGTTGAATAGCCCCACTCCGTAAAGCTCCTTTGCAAGCTCGTTCTGCGCAATGCGGGAAAAGGGGCTGCTTTTCTGGCTCGTAATGTTGATGTCAAAGATGGGCTTTCTGCTGCTCACGGAAACCTGTCCCATAATGGTTTCCTCTGTCGGTTTCAGGTTCTCATTGCTGTAGCGGATGAATTCCTCCCCCTGCTGCCCGGTGATTCTGAACTCCCGCTCCTCGTCGTAAAATTCACGAATCAGCTCCACCACCAGAATATTGATTCTCTCAAACGCACGGTATGCCGATTTAATCATGTCTCGGCTTGTCTTGCTTCCTGCCTCCTGTAATGCCGCAATCGCGCTTGCCGCCGTTACGCCGCTTGCCGTGCTCCCCTGTGAAAAGTCTCTGTTGCTGCTCGTCTCCTTCAGCTCGTCAATTTTCAGCTGGTAAAGGTTCGTCGCAATCCCGCCCACAGGTGCCGTCTGTATCGGCTTAATGTTGTCAATGTTCCCTGTGTAATTTACAATCGTGTTCCGCAGGTCTGCAAATTGTTCCGCGTTTATGCCGCTGCCGTCCTTCGCAAAATATCGCGGCTCACTGCACCATTTCACATTTTTTTCAAAGCTGATCCACATGTTGTCAATCGAAATCTGTGCGTCCTTCATGATGTCGATGTAGCCAAACCCCGCCGGGCTGTCCTTTTCGGGGAATAATACGTCAAATTCATACGGATATCTCCCATGCGCGTATAGCCCGTTTTCCATGCCTTCCATCTGCTCTGTCGCGTAAAGCAGATTTCCTTCGCAGAATTTGATAAAATGCAGCGTTGTTCTTCCGCCCTCTCGCTTTTTGTAGTACCAGTCTACTACCATGCACTTGTCGCTCGTGTCAATCGTATCATCGTGCATGTATTTTGCATTGCGCATATCTCCGCTGCCCCTGAATTTGAAATCGGGGTAGTCTCCTTCCAGTTCCTCCTTGTCCACCAGTTCAATATGAAACAGGTTCGGGCTTTTCTGAACGTCCTTCACCCCGGGCTCCCAGAACAGATTGAGAATATCCACATCCACAATGCCGATGTCCCCCACACCGTTGTCCCTGTACTTGTCCCAGAAAACCTTGTAAACCCCCGTGCCGCTTTTCAGCTTGTCGTGCCATGCGTCGTTGTATGCCTGCTCAAAATTGTTCTGCTTCAAAATCACAGGCACAATCTTGGAAAGCACCTCCGCATCGTGCTTGTCCCCTTCCTCTCTCGGTAAAAAGTTCGGCTGTGGGTAGTTGTCCATTGCGTCCGCGTGCTTGTTCGCTAAGCTGTTAAATAGCCACGCAGAAGCCGTCCGCGGGCCATTGTCCCTGTCTCTGATTTGTTCCCAGTGCAGCATCTTGTACCACTGTTCATTCTCTACAATCCTTTTGTCAAGGTTCTTCTTCCCGTCCATGTATTTTTGCAGAAGCTCCTCGCCCTTTTTCACCATGTCACTTCTTTTTATCTCGTCAAACATGCTCTCTCCTCCTTCTCCTATACTCTGTAGAATTGATATTTTCCGTCCGCCCTCTCTCCGCCGAACAGGTTCAGAGGGTCTTCCAGCGGCATCAGCTTCGGCGTTGTCTTTCTCGGCGAAATCGGGCGCGACATAAAGATGTATCTGCACTCGTCGTAGATGTGATCCTCTCCCTCTGTGTCGATGTCCTCCACCTTCGCCTCGTCATATACCAGATTCGGTATCGTCCGCAGGAAGTGCCTGCAGGTGTCAAAGCAGTAGAACATGCTCCGCCCCTCCTCGTCAAAGGCAAGCCTGTAGTGAAACTGCATCTTCCCCGCAAGGCGCGTGTTGTCCCCCCTCTCCCATGAAATGAAGTGCGGGAAATCCTCCATCTGCTCCGCTATGCTTTCCCCGCGGCTTTTCTCAAAAATGCTTGGGTCGGCTACACCTGTAATGCGCTTTCCCTTCAAAAGCGGATGCGTCGTTTCTATCTCCCGTATCCCCGCCGCAATCTCCTTCGGGTTGATGCGGATACCCTCGTTCGGCACACCCGTGCAGCCGTAGTATTCTGCAATGCGGTAAAGCACACCCTTTTCGTCCACCGCATACCAGCCTACGCTGAATGGTCTGCTGAAACCAAAGTCAAACCCCCGCACAATCTTCCAATGCTCCGGAATCAGAAACGGCTTGATTACATGGCTCCACCGCCTTGTTTCGTAGCCCGCAGGGTCGTCCCGCCATTCGCTGAATACCTGCCCGCTGAAGCAGTCCCAGTCCCCGTAGAGCAGCGCTTTCTTCTCTGATTCGCTCATCATTGCAAGGCTGGCAAGGTATTCGGGGTTGTTCTGCAAAAGCGCAGGGTTGTCAAATACCGTAGAGGGAATAAATATCCTGTCCCGCTTCATCTTGATTTCTCCGCCGTCCGGTGCCTCCACGCTGTAGCTTTCCCATATCGTTGTCTTGGGCGGTGCCGCTGTGATAAAGCGGCTTTTCACCCATCCGTGCCCGATGCCGCCGGGGTTCCCTGTTGCCCGCATGTATACCCTCGTCCCCTTGCCGCTCGGTCTGTTTCGGGAAAAAAGATAGCTGTATTCGTCCCATGTGAAATGCGTCAGCTCGTCAAAACCAATGAAGTCAAATTCCTTCCCTTGGTATTTGATTTTGTCCTTCGCATGATGCAAACTCCCGAAGTAAATCTTTGCACCGCTCGGAAATTTCCAAACGTGTTCGCTCCCGTTGTATTTCGCCTTCGGAAACGCCGCCCCGTAAAACCGCAGGCTCTTGTCTATCAGCTCCGATAATTCGGGGTATGTCTTTCGGATGATAAGCCCCTTGTAGTGCGGTATGTTTACCTGCCTCAGTGCCTCCATCAGTAGGCTGTCGCTCTTGCCGCCGCCTGCCGCTCCCCCGTAAAATGCCTCATACTCCGGTCTTTGCATAAATTCAATCTGCTTCGGCTGTGGGCTCCAGATTACCTTCTTCTCCCTCCGCAGCTCCTCCACCGTCTTTGTCCATTTCTTCCATGTCATCTTCTTCCACTCTTTCCAATGTCTCCGCCAGCACAATCAGGCTGTCCTCAGGTGCTTTTTCCATTTCCGCCAGAATCCGCTTGTAGTCATTGTATTTTTCCTGCAGCAGTTTTTCCCGAATCGTCGGAATGTCGTAAACATCCCGCATCACATCCGCTATGTTCTTCAGTGCTACCGTCAAATCCTTAATCATTTTCACATCCTCCGGCGTTACGCTTTTCCGCTTTTCCCTGAGCTTTTTCATCCGCTCCACATCCTGCCCGATCAGGTCTGCCACATCCTCCGCAACATCCCGCAGCTTCACCAGACGCTTCACTTCTTTTTTCGCCGTTTTCTGGGACGCTTTCTGCGCAACCTCGGTGCGGAATTTTTTCCGCTCCTCCACCCAGTTCTCTTTCCTGCTCCTGTCCTTTATCGTCCGTAAAGGGATTTCGTATCTTTCCGCCAGCTTGTTTAGGCTCTCCCTCCCCGTAATATAAGCATTTTTCACCTCGCCCCAATCTCGCCGCTCCGTCTTTTTTTCCATCTTCTTCTCCCCCCTTGCAGAGGTGCTTTTCTCGCCCCCTCTCCGCCTCGTGTACCGTTTTTCTAAAATCTATCACATTTCTGCACCATTTGCCCCCGCCCCCCCTCTCCTGCGCCGCACGCAAAAAAAGAACAGGCTTTTAGGTCTGTTCTTCTTCTGTAGGTTTTCCTCGCTTCGCTTCGGAAACCGCTATATTTCGGCGTTTATTCGTCTGTTCAGCACTTTGCTCCGCAAAGTCGGCTTTGCCGCCGCCGTCTATCTTCGGCGTGCATACCGTCACCCAACCTGTCGGTCAGACGTTCGTTCCTCATAGCCAAACGCCTCAACCGCTGCCATCCCTGTCCTCCACACTGACCGTAGCCAGATGCTTTTCAAAGTCCGCATGGAATAATACACGCTTTTCCTCCAGTACGCGGCTCATGTTCTCCGTCTGGATCGTAACCGCTCCGCCTGCCGCCAGTGCGCACCCCGCCATCAGAAAAAGCATCAGTTCATCCTTCTGCTTTTCCGCCTCCTGCTGCTCCGCTATTTCTCGCTGTGCCCGCTCGCATACGCCGTGCAGATATCTGTTTCCTCTTTCCAGTCCTGCAATCATTTTTTCCTGATTTTCTAACTGCCGCTTTGCTCTTTTCAGCTTTTCTCTTACCTTCATTCCCGCTTCCTCCTGCATATTCTCTTTCCATGTAGTCCGCATAGGGGCAATTCATGTCGGGGTATTTCCCGCAGTGCTCCTTTACGAAATTCTTCTTTGCCGCCGCATTTTGAAAAATGTGCGCGTAGCTCCGCTCCGGGTCGTCCTCCTGCCGCTCCAGACTCACATTGCTTTCGCAATAGATTGTTGTCTGGTTGCTCTTTATGTAAAATGGACACCGCGCAACCGTTGAATCATTCGGCATCGCCTCTCCCTCCTCTCGTCGGTCAGCCCTTCTTTAAGATTCTTTCCTTCCCGCTCATTCGGTTTTTAATCACCATTTCCGTAGGCGTGTCCTTGCAGATGAACCAGTTGTCACTGTTTAACCTGTGCTCCCTCAGAAATATCGCCTGTCGTTTTGTCGGCTTCGTTCCTCTCATGCGCTCTCCTCCATCAAAATCTTGATTCCCCTTGCAACCGCAAAGCCATATTCTCGGTTCGCTCCCTTGCTCTCCTCCCAGCCTTTCAGCATGTAGATCGTGTCGCACATACTCAGCAGCTCAAACGACATTTTCATGTATTCGTTGTATGTCGCATCCTTCGGCATAATATCATTCAGCCTCGCAGGGTTTACCGTCTCCCAGCCACATTCAATCAATTTCTTTTCCGCTTTCAAAAATCTTTCTCTGAAATCACTTGTGCCTGTAATTGCTCCGCTTATGTAAATTCTACTCATGTTTCCCTCTCCTTCCCTCCAGTGCCGCTTCCGCTTCCTCTCTTGTGAAATACAGGTTCTCATAGTCATACGGTTCCCATTCGTCAGCATACT